CTGGTCACGATGCGCTATTGGGTGACGTACATCGGCATCGACATTACCGGCATGGGTTCTGGCGTGGCGCAGCTGGTGCGCCAGTTTTTCCCCAATGTGACGACCTTCAGCTATTCCCCCGAGGTCAAGACGCGCCTGGTGCTCAAGGCTTACGACGTTATCCACAAAGGGCGCCTGGAGTTCGATGCCGGCTGGATCGACATGGCCCAGTCGCTGATGGCGATCCGCAAAACCATTACGGCCAGTGGCCGGCAATTTACCTACACGGCAGGCCGCACCGACGAGACCGGGCACGCGGATCTCGCCTGGGCGCTGTTCCACGCACTGCAGAACGAACCGCTTGAGGGCCAAACCTCAACGAATACCGGCTTCATGGAGATTTATTGATGAGCAATAGCGGCAGCGAAACCACGCAATCGTCCACTTCAGCCCCGGCTGCGGCCGAGGGACAGGTGCTGCCGGCAACGGGCGGCAAGATGGAGGCCTTCACCTTCGGCGATCCCACACCAGTACTCGACGAGCGGGGGATTCTCGATTACCTGGAGTGCTGGCTGAACGGCCGTTGGTATGAACCGCCGATGTCGCTTGACGGGCTGGCCAAGTCCTCCCGGGCCAGTGTGTTCCTGCAGTCGGGGTTGAATTTCAAGCGCAACATGCTGGCCCGCACTTTTATTCCTCACAAGTTGCTGTCACGGCAAACCTTCGAGCAATTCGCCCTGGACTTCCTCTGGTGCGGCAACGGCTATTTGGAAAAGCGCGAGAACATGCTACGCGGCACGCTTGGACTGCAGCCCGCCTTGGGCAAGTACATGCGACGCGGCGCGGATCTCGAAACCTATTACCAGGTGCGCGGCTGGCGGGACGAGCACGAATTCAAACGGGGGACGGTTTACCACCAGCGCGAGGCTGACATTAATCAGGAGATTTACGGCCTTCCTGAGTGGTTGCCGGCGCTGCAAAGCGCGTTGCTCAACGAGTCCGCGACCTTGTTCCGGCGCAAGTACTACAACAACGGCAGCCACGCCGGTTTCATCATGTACATGACCGACACCGCGCAGAACGAGACGGACGTCGCCGCGTTGCGCAGCGCGCTGAAGTCCGCGAAAGGGCCAGGCAATTTCCGGAACCTCTTCATGTACGCCCCGGGCGGCAAGAAGGACGGTATTCAGCTGATCCCCGTCAGCGAGGTGGCAGCGAAGGACGAATTCGGGTCGATCAAGAACATCAGCCGTGACGACATGCTCGCGGCGCTACGCATCCCCCCTCAATTGATGGGCATCGTGCCGCAGAACGCTGGCGGCTTCGGCTCGATCAAGGAGGCCGCGCAGATCTGGGCAACGAACGAGCTCGAGCCGATCCAGGCACGCCTGCAGCAGGTCAACGAGTGGCTGGGCGAAGAGGTGATTCGCTGGAAGCCGTTGGAGCCAGTTGCCGATAAATGACAGCCCGGGCGGCCGGTCATTTGAGCGTGCTGCCCTTCATCAAACCGAAGTAAGGACCACCAATGTCTGCACCGATTTTCCCGTGGATGGGCGGCAAGCGTCGCATGGCAAAACACATCCTGCCGGAGTTTCCAGACCATGATTGCTACGTCGAACCGTTCTGTGGCGGTGCGGCCCTGTTTTTTTTGAAAGAGCCCAGCCGGGTGGAAGTGATCAATGATTTCGATGGCGACGTGGTGAATCTCTACCGCGTCGTTGCCAATCACCTGGAAGAGTTCGTGCGCCAGTTCAAATGGGCCCTGGTGAGCCGGACGATGTTCGAATGGGCAAAAGACCAGGCCCCGCGGACGCTGACGGATATCCAGCGCGCAGCGCGCTTTTTCTACCTGCAAAATCTGTGTTTTGGCGGCAAGGCGAAGGGGCGAACTTTCGGTACCGGAACCACCTCGGCGCCGAGGCTCAATTTGCTGCGTATCGAAGAAAAGCTCAGCGACGCCCATCTACGCCTGGCGCGGACTACTGTTGAGCACCTGGATTGGAAGGAGTGCATCCGCCGCTACGATCGAAACCACACGCTGTTTTATCTGGATCCGCCGTATTGGGAGACCGCAGGATATGACGCTGGAGATTTTGGATTTGAGCAGTTCGAAGCCATGGCGGATCTGGCGCGATCGATCCGGGGCAGGATGGTGATATCGGTGGGGGATCACCCGAAGATCCGAGAGGTGTTCGCCGGCCTGCGCCTCAAAGAGGTGCCGTTTAGACATACCGTCGGGGGGAAGGGCGGCATTGAAGTGAACGAACTGATCTACTTCAACTGGTGAGGTAGGGAGAGGGCATAGCGCTGTCGCAAGCCCTCTGCCGCAATTTTAAGGCCGGTGCGACGAAGATCTGAACTTGGTAGTGATTCTCGTCCAGGCTCGCAAGCGTCCCCAAGCACGAACGATTAGGCTCCGACTGTAAAATCTCTGCCCGGTAGCCACTTCGATGTATGCCCCCAAGGGCAGATACACGCTGCGATTCATGTAGCCCTCAATCTCCGGTCGTAAATGCAATGCGGCTACATCCCTCGGATCAATTCGCTTTTTTAACGGATCCTCACGTAGGAACGATCGCGTTCCCCATCGTGCGTTTACAGTTCCCATATCAACGATGGTGACGGCATGTGGGCTGTTGTTGGTCAGCCACAAATAGTCCCCATCCTGATCACAGGCAACGTAAACACTGACGGAGTTTCTGTTTTTGGCGAGGGTATAGAGGGAGAGGCCAAATGCAGCCGCAGAGACGATAAGCGCACCTTCAGCGGTGCTTAATTCGAAAATAGCCATACGCCCATCCTCCACCTATGCCGGTTCAGCTTCTTGTGCATTTCCCTCAGGTTCGCCCTCAGCGTCAGCTGGCGCGTTGAGATCGAGCTTGTTCAGATCCAAGAACATCACCGGATGCTCACGATTCCGATTTTCCTCGGTATCGAGCAGCGTGAAACCGAGTTTGTTTTGGTAGAACGCGACGGAATTCGCCTTTGAATCGGTAACCAGAAACCTACAGCCGACGAATTGTGCGATCTGGTGTACCGCTAGGGCGATAGCGAACTCCATCAGTGTCTTACCAATGTTATGACCGGCGTAGCCGCAATGAGTGGCTAAGCGGGCTACTTTGAGCGCCGATATCGATTTGTATCGATTGGCGGCCTCGCAATCCTCTAACGGATATGCCCCGTCAAGATCGATCTCACTGCAGGTGAGCGTCACATAGGCGATGACGCGCTTCCTCGCCTGCGGGTCGTTCGGATCAGGCGGCACGATCGCCGCATATGTGACGGCAACGTTGTGGGTCTGGAAGTCCAGGGCATTTTTCTGGATGAACGACTTCAAGGGCCTCAGATTCACATCTGGGCCCATTGAAAATTTTCTGGTTTGGTGTTCGGCGTGCAGCTTTTCTATGAAGTAATCGACGCCTACCTGCATCTGAACTCGCTTATTAACGAGGACGCGCGCTACCTTGCTGACCGAAAACCTGGCTCAGGAGATCGCGGCCACGGGCATACGAAGCCTGGGCTTTTGGGTTTGGTTTGTCATCGCGCATGTGTTGCACGAAGCGGGCAGCGTCAGCATCAGTCAGCTCAACGCGGCTGAAGGTGTCGCTTTTGATAGCCATTTTGAATCTTTCCTTGCAGTGGTAAGCACTGCGCTTGAAGGATCGTTATTAACGATTCGTCGGCCGAACGCGGTTTTGCTCCGCTTTACTGCTCAGTATTCGGCTTTGTGTGGTGCCACCACATTTGAACACGTTGGATAATTATGTCAACTGATTAAGGGTTACGAATGTGTCAGCAACGGCCGCCGAAACGGCGCTTGAACCGGCGGTGCTTTCAGTAACCTATTCAGTGGGCAAAGTTTTTTTTGTCGTAGTGGTGCTTTTGGATACGCCATGGATCGGGAATTATTTTACCGACCATGGCGATACCGGAAAGCGCCCAGTGGCGCTATGCGTGGCGCTACTCTCGTGCAAGACTACTGGTAATTCATACAGTGTTGTCTTTTTATGGCTCGTGCTCTGCCTCCATTCCGGCCCGTGACGAAGGAAGAACTTCGCTACATCTGGACCAACCATCCGGAAAGCCGACGCTTGGTGCTCGAAATTGAGCGCTACCGTCGCGTGATGGCAGAAATTGACAAACTGTACAAGACAACCCATCAGGCGTGGCGCTATCACTTAGGCGGCAACCTAACCGCCCTCCACCTACTTCAGCAGCTCATGACTCAAGAGCGCGAACGTTTACCGGTGGAAGTCCCTGACAGGGATTGAACCGAGATTGGTACCCAAAACGAACCGCGTTGGGTTTCCAGGCATTGGCCCT